ATCGTTTTTAACGAATGTCTTACCTTCCTTTTGCTCAACAGTACCCATACCACGACTTGAAACGCCTAACTTGCACCCGCCTTCGACGAGTCCTTTCACTATTTTACCCATAGGTGTATCTAGTATAAGCGCTTTTCCAACAACATCATTACCGACCCATTTTAGTTCGGTAATTCTGTGCGAAACTTTATCAAGGTTAATTGCTGGGCCTTCTGGGTGATTCAACTCACCAACGGCTCTTCCAGTTTTAACCTGCTCCTTAACATACTTGGCAGTTGCTGCCTCTAGTATATCTTTAGGATAAATTCTATTATTGCGGTTTTGCTGCTCCGCTTGCATAAAAACGCCTTCGATGAAAACGTTCTTTTCACCTTTATCGTTTGCTTCGGTAATATACTGTACCGAATCTAAATGTTCTGTAATTAATTTCATTTAGCTTATTTTTGTTTGTTGTAAATTTGAGCCGTAAGACCTACCTTACGAACTTCAAGAGCATCTTCTAGCTTCTCGCGCATAGCTTCTCCAAACGCTTTTGCAGAACCTACTTTGTTATTTTTTACGATATTGTTAAATACCTTTTGTACTTTTTCACTCATGTTAATTCTATTTATACTAATTACGTTTTTAAGGTGTATAGTTTATTTATATAGTATCTTCTTCAGGCGTTTGTACCGATTCAAGATCAAGATCCATATCATCTTCATCTTCGCCGCTGCCTTCTTCTTCAATTTCTACATTTAAACGATCGATATCTTCATCTGATTGTTTTAGAATAACTTGACGGACATACTTATTAGAAACGTATTTACCAACAAGATCTTCCATCTGACTAGCCATTTCTAAACGTTCTCTTAAAATTTCAAACTCTTTAAGTTCTGAGAAATAGTTATCTTCGAGAAAGTTAACATTGATCTTTTCTTCAATCTCGCTCCAATCACTTTCTGTAATAACACCTTTAAGGATAAGCTGAATACGGAGAGCATCGATAATCATATAAGAGAATTTCTTACGCAGACGATCAACAAACTTTTGAAACTTAACTTCCTCGCGCGATATCTCACTCGCTCGCCCAATACTAAATGAACTTTCTTGTTCTAAACGTGCGACTGGAACGTTAAGTGCACGGTAAAGCTTCTTCTGGAAGAATACCACATCTTCAATTTGGCCAAGGTTTTCACCACCACCCAATGTTGTAATTTCTGTACCACGGCCACCTTCTCTGCGCGGAAGATAAAAATCTTCGAGCATAGACATGTGTTTACGGTCATCCGCCACTTCACCAGTTGAAGCATCATATACCATCTTGTTACGATAGCGCGATACGACCTGTTGGAGGTACTCTTCTGCTTTACCCTTTGGTAAATTACCTACATCGATATAGAAGATTCTGCGTTCAGGTGCACGAGATACACGGTAGACCACTAATGAGTCTTCCATATAACGAAGTTGATTTACCAACTTCATCGCTTTATGCAAGTGACTAATGCCACGAACTTTGCCAGCATCGAATAAACCTGAATTCACTTGGATGATAGCGTCTGTGGCGAATTTAATCCCCTGCGTTTGTTCCTGTGCGCTGTTAATACTTGGAGAATACAAATAATATTCATCCTTCAATCTTTCGTATTCTACTTTAGTTTGTGGATCCGTTACCTTTTCGATCTCTTTAACTTTACTAATGTGTGTAGATTCGATGGGACGTAACTCGACAATACCACGCTGTGGGTTTTTATCGTCGATGATTACGTGAAAATAGAGTTTACCATCAATGTACCAATTACGGAAATAATCAGCAGACCTATGGTTAAACTTATAGAGTTGTAATACTTTATTGAACTCTTCTGTAATTTGTTTTCTTACTTTTTCAGGCTGGTTTAAATCTTCTGTGATCAATTCAACCGGTGCCGAAACATCTCCTGAAGCAATTGCGCCATCAACAATATCTGAAATCGCGGCATCGCACTCAGGCTGTAATGATGCTTCTCTATATTTAGTAATTAGTTCGTGATCCGAAACAGTGCTGGTACCTTCCAAATCAACATACTGCCCGTAGTAACCTCCACCAACAGTAACGGTTGCACCGCCATCGTCATTAATTTTAGGTATGGGCGAGATTATTTTCTCTTCAGCGGCTTTGTGCTGACTAGAAACCTTCTTATTAATTTCGTATCCGAATAATTGCATATTATTATTTATATCACAATAAGCAGAGGGTTTGGACCTCTGCCTATTGGATACTCTATCTATTTAATTGAAACTACGAAGTCGTATTTGACTCCCAATATTGATATGCGAATTCAACAGTGAATTCTTCAATTGTATCTGCGCTATCATTACTCACGTCAATTGGTGAGATGTTAACAGGATATGCTCCGCGGATTTCGTACGTCTTAGTAGTTGCACCTGCTTTATCAAGCTGTTCAACTCCCATGTCTGTCATATAATCCGCAGGGTTTGTAAGTCCACCATTTGATACGTGCTCGTTGATCCCGTTTGACCAACGCTCAAATGCGTCTCTAACTTCCATACCAGTATCATTTATAATCGTTACTGTCCAATTTTCGAAGACACGATCACCAGCTATTTTAAGCTGACGTCCTCGGAATGGAATATCGATTTGACCAATAGTACTGCCTGGTAGTTGAGCGGCTTTGCACATGAATTGTGCTAATTCGCTATTACCTGCAGCGTACGCTGGAAATGTAATAGTAGCTTTAAAAAGATTAGCTCTCGCTCCTCCTCCAATTAATTTCGATTTAAAATCGTCTACAGTTGCCATAATAGTTTTTTCCTTTCTAGTTTAGTTACCTGTACCAACGATCTCAGAAAACTCAACACCAGTGCGTGTAGCAACAAAGTTGAGTGTAATGAAATTGATTGAACGAGCTGGTTTAATATAAATATCCGCAACAAATCGATTTGTATCAATAATCTCACCTGTGTTATTTGTTTCGTCACAAACAACAAGGAAGTCAGTAATACCACGACGACCTTTAACATCCCTTAGGAATGGTTCGGTCATGTTACGGAACATCGCACGAGTAAACTCGTCGTTCAACTCAAAGAGTTGATACTTAGATGCGGTTGAAATTGCTTTTTCTAAAACAATGAAGAGTCTGCGTACGTTAATTCGATCAAACGCAGAAGGTTTACTTTGCGCTGTCTTATCACCGAAAAGTAGAATTCCTTGTCCAGGCTGAGCGATGATTGGATTTACACCAGCTTTATAGAGCTTATCACGATCTGCTTTCTTAGGGTTGTACTTAAGCTTTGTTACGCCTAATAGATTTCCACGGTTATAACCAGCAGGCGAGAACCAAGGATCATTGGTGTCATCTGTTCTAGCACAAAGGCCAGCGATGTGGCCACTTGCAGGAATATACATATACTCGTCGTTATACTTATTGTAGACGTATACCGCGGTGCTGTCCATCACGAGATAAGAGTTATTGAAACTCAAATCACCAATAGCTTCCGTAGCGGTGTCTGCTGTAGTATCTGGAGAAACAAATCCTACACAATCTTTACGAGCGGTTCCACAGATTCGTTCAATCTCTTGTTGAACTGTTGTATCTGTATTGAATTGCTCTGCAAACATTAGATTGATATCAATCTCTTCAGGATTTTCGAATACGGCAAGTGCTGATACAACATCCGCTGCTGCACCTGTTCCATCTACTCCAGCTTGAAACGAGAAGTCTAAAAGAGCATTTGTGCCTGCGACTGAGTTATCATTACCAACACCCACGACGGTGATCGCTAAATCAGCACCGCCTCCGCCACCAATGTTGGCGTCAGTGATAGTAATAATATCGCCAATAGCATAACCATAGCCCTGATGATTGATGTCCTGTGAATTATCTATGGCGAATCCGCTTTCAATAAGTGTCATGACAGCAGTTGCTGCCCCGCTCGCATCAACAGTAACATCAAAGGATGCACCACCGCCGTCACCACTAGAAGTGACACCTGGAGTAACGCCATCAATAAGCCAACCATAGGTACCTTCAGCGCGTGCAGCGTCGAGATTGCCCATAGTAAAGTCCCAAACACGTGTGCTGTTGGTGTTATTAAAGAAATTAGCATCGCCTGAAGCACCTGAATCACCGGGCTGTGCCGTTTGATTTATTGTGCTCCCTAACCAAAATGATTTAAACACTGCTTCGTTGACATAGATATAGTTGGAATCGCGGTTAATTACAGTCTTATAGTAGTTTGATCCGCCATCCTTTACTGCATCTGAGTAAAGCGATAAGCCTTCAAATATTTCTAATACTGTGTTTTTAACACCAGTGACTAATCCGCCTACATCGACAATCGCGACGTGCACCTCGTCATAGGTTTGTGTGCCGGCTGTTTGACCTGATAGCGCTACGTTGGTTGCCCAATCTGTAGTTTTAGCAGGGCTACTGACAACACTATTTAAATCAGACAGCGAAAATTCACCTGGTATTTCGGTGCCATCTGTCCAATCAAAGTTTTTAACTTGAAAATTCGCAACAAGAACTTTAATACTGTTACCTAAAGCTCCTGGGTAACGTGCGTAAAACGATTCACCGTTGTCACCGCCAGAGGCCACAGCAGGAAATACGATTCCATCAAAGGTGTCTTTATTACCGATGTATGTAGAACCGTACGCTTCTGATGCCAATCCATAAGCGCCACCGCCAGCATTTCTTGCTGTTGCTGGTACTGCTCTGGATACTTCGAGCGCGTTAGTGTATTTTAAAAAGCTAGATGCCTGTAAAAAAGGTTTGTAGTTATCTGCACTCGATGTAGGTACACCGTAAGCGTTTGATAACTCCTTTTCTGAAGAAACTAATTGTGTTTCTCCTACTGGGCCCCAACTGAAGTGACCTGCAAATGCACCAATAGAGGTGGACACTGCCGGAATCACGTTTGTCAAGTCAATTTCTTTAACTTGAACTCCTGGAGATACTTGAAATCCCATAGTTGTTTCCTTTCAATATAGATTTAATTAATAAGTAGAGCATAATAAGAAGAATGTTTCAATAATTCTATTTATAACTATTATGATTTACAGATTGTTCCAAGTATCCATCTCCTTTTGCATCTGTTCATATGCACCAGTATTGTTATTGCCGTCTTCAATTACTCCAAATGGAGGAATATCGTCTTCAATTTGTTTCATCTTTTCTGCAAATAGTAGATCTTTCAAATCTATAGTTGATATATCACCAAACGCTTCAGAGGAAACAAACCAAGCAAACATAACTAAGTTCATAACTAAGTCATCATGATTTCCTTGCGCTGCTTCATACGAAGAACCTTTTACTTCAAAGGTTGATAGCTCGTCAATCGTATCAGGATCTGCAATCTTCAATTTGCCCATTTCGAGCAAATCCTTTAGATTGGAACACCCTATCCGTTTAACTCGTTTTGTCATTGTAACACCAACGCCACCTTTCTTTACTGAAGATTCTACAAATGTGTTTTCGTATTCATATTCATAATACACATCATTACACACCACTTGACCTACATCGTTACTTTCAATAATAACCAAAGCTTCATTGTAGTGTCTTGCGGTGCGGACAATTACATCAGGGAAAATCATTGGCGATATCATATTATCGCGGTATGTAACAACCTGTTCAAACTGTCCTTCGGTTATATCTATAATGGTGAATGTTGAATAGTCTTGTCCTCGACCTTTTGAAACGTCAACACACATTATGTATGTATGATCAACCTTCGGTGCTACGTAATACGTAACATTCCTATCCATCTTAATAGGAGGCAGCGGGTTTAGAGAAAGCAAACAGTTAGAAGTAATTAGGGTATTAGCTGTGCCTAAAAAGTTATTGCCGTACTCTTGTTCAAACTGCAGCTCTGAAGTATTTGCAACAGTTTGTTTTTTCCACGCCTCGTCTCGTCCTGGAACATCGTACCAATCTACTCGCGAAGATTTAAATTCGTTGATCTTCTTCTGAGATCCTTCCCAAAGTTTATAGAACATGTTGCCTACACCATTCGCGGTAGACGTGATGATTACCTTTGTTTCATTACCAGCCGAGATAACGGGATACGTAGATGTATAGAATTCAGCATCTCTTTCGACGAAAGCAAACTCGTCAAGAAACAATAGATCAATCGATAGACCACGAATAGAACTACCCGATGTGGCCGCAGCAACGATCTTCGCGTTATTACCAAATGTAATATTACCTTTGTTCAATTCTTTACAACCAGGCTGCAGAAAGAATGGTAAATTCTCAAGCGCTAGAGTAATACGACCAAGCATCTCACGGGCAGTAGCTCCTTTATTCGCAAGAATCGCAATAGTTTTTTCAGGATTAAAGATCGCATACCACAGAATATAAATAACCGTAGTGATAGATTTACCTGACTGACGACAGGCAAGAACAATATTAAATCGATTTTCGTTAAAGGACTTAAAGAGTGTTTTCTGGTAAGGATACGGTTTAAAGTCGATTAGACCTTTACTCGGTGCAATAACCTTAATATACTTCTCAGCGAAGTACATAGGACTACTCATACACTTCATGTATTCGTCTATCTCTTCCTTTGTGAAGTTCTGCGCTACGCCATTCCCTTTGACGAGCTGATTGCCCATATATCCGTCACTAGCCATAGTATAATTTATACGTCTGTTACGTCCTTAATGTCTTTCGTCTTCAAGAACTTTTGCAACTCCGCGGTAGATCCCACAAAGATTGAGTTGTTTGTTGTATCGCTACTTCTCGGTCTTTCTTTCTCTTGAGTAATATCTTTACGCACCTTCTGTAGCTTAATCAGATCTTGTGACATCTGACTCGTGTCTTTAATCATATTGGATAGAACTTCAAAGGCTCGCGGGTGTTCCGACTCAGCGGCCAAAGCCATCATCTGCTCAATCGCTTCTGATGATTGACCAATAAGTTCTTTCATCTTATTCCGAGAATAATTTATATCTTTCTCGGTGTCATTAATTATCTGACCTCTATCAACTTCTGTTTTAGGTTTTTCTACGATTGAAAGATTTTTTTCGAGTGCATCAAGTATTTCATTTTTATGCGTCATGATCAAAGCCAAATGTGGTTGTAATAGTGTCTGTGCCGTCGAGTGGAGGCTCATCGTTAGCATCCACTGCACTCCGTACGTTTTCTTCTCCGTATGGTTTATTGGTTTTTAACGTAGCACGATTTTCAGTATCGCTGTAAAAGAATGTGTCGACTGCTCGGATAATCTTACCTTCACTTACACCACCGACGAACCGCACTTTCATGTTAAAATCGAGAGTATAAATAAGCGTACGACGGGTCTGAAAATCTCCTTCGTAATCATCTTGAATTGAGGTGCCAGTTAATACAATAGGGACATCAGTAACAGTTCCAGGACCTTCCATGTCTTTTACCGCGATGGTGTAATCTGGTGCAAACGTCGGAAGAATTTGTTCAAAGATTTGTAACGCATCATCCTGATTCTTCGCGTAAATATTTAACTGCATCGAGAGTGTGTACGGAACACTTTGATTTACAACATTGGTTTTAGTGGTTTCACCTGAGATAGGCAAACACCTTTTGTTCAATTTGTTTAGTCTTGAGGTGGTATCAAAATCGATAGATGTAATCTCAAAGCTCATGCGAGGAAGCTTGATCGCGATACTTTTATCAGTAGCAGCGTCCGTGTCAGATTGTATTCGAGCAAGGAATTTCTTCCTTGGCCCATAAGCAATAGGGACACGCGTTTCGCCAGTGCCCTGTCGTACTATCTTGATGTTGTTAAAGATAGTCCCAAAAACAGCGACCGCCTTTTTCAGCGTTTGGTTATAAAAGTGTTTTCCGTTTAACATATTATGTTATTACATCTGGCATACCAAATGGGCTGGTTTCAGTGAAGTCGATAAAATTATTACCGACTGTTTCAAAGTCAACGTTGTCCGCGTAAGGATCGTTACTATCAATCGCGTTAAAGGCATCAACTGATGTGATTTCGTACGATGCGCCGGTTTCAGCACCTATGATATTACCAGCTGCACCTACAGAAGTCGGTATAAATAATGTGTTACTTCCATCACTCGCAACTTGACTCGATATTTCTATTTCTCCATCGCCGACAGTTGAAACTTCCCCAGTGACAGTAATTCCGCTCGTGTTGTTAGTCTGAGATAACTCTTCGCCTACTATAAACGTTCCAGTCCCAAGCCCAAGATCTAATTTTGTGCGTGTAGCGTATTGGGTTTCGAACGAATCGATCGCTTCAACACCTGTGTCGAGTGCCTCATTACCATATTCAAATAACTCGCATGTCAACTTAAATGTCGGCAGGTTTTGTAATTGATAGAAAGGCGATTGATCTTCAACAAATCTAATTTCGAATAAACCATTTACGAGAGGGAAGTAAATTAGATCACCTTCTTGAGGTCTGCTCTCCGGCGTCGGTTGGAATCTACCAACGAGTTGTTCCCATCTACGAGTAGATAGCGCTAGTGTCATTGAGTCGCGTATTTCTACACCAAACTTAGAAAGCAAATCGCCATCTCCCTCAAATCCATCAGTGTTTTCAACATACATTTCGATTTGAAACGATTCACCGAATTTGCTTAAAGTGTCTTCATTAAAGATCGCATTAGTGTCAACAATCGTACGGGGGATATAGTACACATCATGACCGTATATTCGAAGAGCTTCTATGGTAATATCTTCATAGAGTCTTTTTTCCAGCGTAGATCCTTGACTAAAATATGTATTTCTTGGCATAACATTAACCTACAAAATCGAGTGGTGGCATTTCGTGTTTCAGCTGCATTGTTTCTTCAAGCTGCTGAATCTCTTCTTTTGCATCATCGAAGATTTGCCGGCCGTTTAAAGTGACACCGCCTGGTAATACCATCCCTTCAAACTTAATTAGATTTAATCCCCACTGCCGTTTAAACAAAGCGGTGGTGTACTTTTTCAAAAAGCCATCGTTATAAACATCAGTGTTTACATCAGGATCGACTGCTTCGTAACCATCAAATACGACGTACTTATCTTTCATGTTTTTCAGCGTATTCGAGTGGAAGTTCACCCGATTCTTGTGGCGTGACCACTCAATCATTTCGTACATACCATTGATGTTACGATCGATTAAAGACATATATTGTTTTGTCAATTCGTAATCTACAATACCACCTCCAACACCATTCAAATCGAAGATGTCATTCAAGTGCATCTGATAATCGACTGAAAAGATACTAGACGAATTCGAGCTAGTATTAAAAACGTTGTTAATAGAAAGAATGTTTGCGCTGTTTGGTACTTCGATATAGCCCTGATCGATTTCTGCCTGAGTTACAAGGTGTTTACGCAAATTACGAACAACCGCATCGCCGTGATATTCTTGGTAATACTGAATAGCCTCATCAACACGATCTTCTAGTTGATCATCATCAACATTGATTTCGATTACAGGAGCGCCTAAAGATCTTAAGCAATAATCAATTAATGACTGTCTGGTATTTGGTTTGGCCATAATTCTATTTATATGTTGATTAGATTAATCTAATTTTAACGACGTTATAAGTTCGATAAAGTTCTCCTAATTCAACACCAGCAGCAGCCGCGGCAATATCATCGGTGAAGCTAGGGCTATCAGCCAGCGCTTTCATTATAATGCCGCTGTTGCTACTCGTCTCGTTAACAGTAAATTGATCGGTTGAATTGTCGACCTTTAAATTTAATGCTGTCTGTGTTGCTACACTAACGGGCTTATTCACGTCTGATGTGTTATCTACATTCCCAAGACCTACTGTTGTGGCAGATACATCGTGTAGTGTTACAGATTTCGCAACTATTTTGTTAAATTGATTCATGTCTATGTGGGGTTCTATTAATTAGTTGTTACACGCGGAGTAACATCAAT